TACCGCCTATACTAGAATCACCATTATCATTATATATCCCTGTGGTAATGCCTGCCTTAGCTGTTACCGCTCCTGTAACGGCTAGGGTACCCTCTGCTACAGTGTTACCACTGGCTGCTGCGACAGTGAATTTGTTTACCTCTGGGTCTGCGCCGTTATCAATAGTAAAATTTCCAGATCCAGTTATAGATCCAGATACATCTAAAGTACCTGATAGAGTAGTGTTACCGCCTGCAGTTAAAGTGCCAGCCAGGGAGGTATTGCCTGTAGCGTATTCTACTAGAAACTTACTACCTGCTACACCTGTGTCGTCATCTAATGTGAAGTCACCTGTAAGAATGGTACTACCTGCAACCTGTAGATCAGAAGCTAGGGTAGTCAAGCCAGATATAGTTGTCTTACCTGTTACGGCTAATGTTACTAGATTGGCATCTGTAGGACCAGAAAGAACAGCCTTCTTAATAAAAGCTTCCTTGTAAGGTACTCCTGTTGTACCTAAGTCTACTGTAACTGCTGCCGTAGTAGGCCGTAAAGATCCAGAAGAAACAGTGACCTCTTGACTACTACCTATTACAGATATAGAAGAACCTTCTCCTGCAGTACCGTCATGCGAGTGACCTGAGGAAGCGTTGAATGCCGCTTCAATAGCATTATACTCTAGGTCAAAGTCATCAGCATCAATGACGTTGCCGTTAGCTATGTTACCTGTTGTATCTTGACGTGTATAACCTGCCATGATGTTTCCTTATTGCCTGTCTTCTTGAGCGAACTCTATTAGGGCTGTGTCTAAAGTAAATGTGGGGTTAGTGGAATTATCTTCAATACGTATAGCTATTGTCTTACCTGACCCAATAATATTTGTATTGTATATACTATCTAGTTCACCACCGTAGGTTGCGGGGGAAAATGTTTCACCAACTTCATTATAAAAAGGTCCAGCTTGGTTTGGGTAAGTTAGCCACGGCCCTGCAGGTGATACTAAAATTGAGTTATCTGCTACTCTATCTGAAGATGCAAATAAAGATTCCGAATCTCCATATATAAACACTGAGGTACCTGTACCAACAATTTGTTGTGTCTCAGGCTGCACTGTTGTAAGGTCCGAAGAAGAAGCAAAGTTATACTTTACGTTTAAATCTAGACTCATGTTACCTGAAGGCTGGGCATAAAGAGTCATCTTGTAGAAAGACTTACGAACTTGCGGATCTGTTACAGGCATAAAGGGTGATTCGTATATAGCCTCAATAGCTTCACCGTCGAAGCTAGCACCTGTTTCCATTATATAAACATATCCATCACTATTAGCAAAGGAGACAGTTTCTTCTGTATTGGTGTAATGACTATCAGAGATGTAAGATTTTATGCCTTTGGTAGTAGACCAATTAACACCAGAACCACCTTGAGATATAAATTTTGTAGCTATGAGACCTTTAGATACACTGGTCTTTTCTGATTCTACGTATGCAAATATTCGATACTGCCCCTTCTCCCTTAAAATTACAGAGGAGAATATGGGAGTACTGCCTAGAAAAGGTATACTATCCTTAGCTATTTTATCTGATGCAATGTCTAGACCAAAGTCACCTATACGATCTGTTGCACTTAAAAGTCTGATACCATCAGGAGCTAAGTACATAATGTCACCACCAAATTCTTGGATAGTGTCACCGTTAATGCAACCAATACGTTCTGTAATAGGGGAAACTTTAAAGTTTGAAGAAGTCTCTCCTGTTAAACTCTGTACAGTGTTGGTCGTAAATATAATAAGTTGATTACGAAATACTGCTAGACCTGTAATATCTGCTGATACACCTATAAAACCTGCACCAAGACCTGTGTTAAAATCGTCTACACTAGATGTTACAGTATAAAATAGAGTGTTGCCCTTAGAATAAAAAGCTTTATTCTTAAACATAACTACATGCTCTGCTCCCAGAGGATCATTTGTACCTGTATAACCATCAGCATTTGAATCTGTATTCTGTAGTTTTAAAAGTGTATTACCTGCTGTATTATAAATAATAGGAAAATTTACACCGTCCACAAATATTACTTTATCAGATACCCCTAAATTGTATAAAGCACTTCTAGCTTTTAGTCCATTAGTAAGAGCAGACTCACCCATACTTGTCCATGTACTACCTGTACTATAGTAGTACTCAGTTTTATTAGAAGCATTTTTACGGGAGGCGACAATACGTCCTGAGCTTATAACCTTTAGTCCTAGTATGGGACCAGTGCCGGGTACTTGGGTGGTACTGTACTTCTCGTAACCTTTTAGCTTAGCGTAGCCACCCAACTTAGATGCTTCAAAGTTCTGTAGTATAGTAGCAGAACCCACGGCATTACTACCCTGCTGCAAAGGGCTTAGGTTGGATATTAACCCACCATTAAACTCTATAGGAAATGTCTGCCACTGTGTAGCCATTAGAAATGTACTCGTGTATCTCGCAAGTATTCTGTGCGATTGATGTGTAAGCTACGTAGTTGTTTGATACCTTGTTCAAACTTCTGTAGTGATAATTGTGCGGCCTGTGTGTCACCACGAAACTGGTAGACATAGTACATAGCACCATCTACAATGGCGTATCTGTATTGCTCAGGGAGAGTGGGTACGTCCGTACTGTTTTCTAATTCAAACCCTGTTCGGAAGTACTCATACACCACTTCGTACTCTTTATCAGGTGCAGGATAAAAGATAAGTTCTCTGCTAGGTGTACGTACAACATACTCAGGTGTACCAAATGTACTTGTTGTAGAGTTATACTCAGAATCGGCATGTTTGTCAAGCCATTCTTCATAAGTTAGTACTTTTAACTTCACAGTATTTACATTAAAACTCTCATTGCGTTTGACACGAAAGGTGTTCATGTTGATAGTTTTACTATCGTAAGGCATACTGTAACGTACTTCACCTACAGAAAGAACTTCTATTTCCTCTGCATGATTCCAGGGCCACTCAACTTCTTCTTGATTAACATGACGGATAGCTGCGTTAACGGAGTTTTTAGCAAAACTATAATACCCCGTAGCAGTACCAAAGTTATTAGCATCTAGTTCTACTTCGTTAAGTCTACGATTAACGTCATTAACTAATTCTATGTAGTTATATGCCATCTCTACTTCTCCTTAATGCGTATGAATACACTACGCTCATACTTTAGGTTAGACCCTGTAGTAATACGACACGCAATTTTGTATCTCTTATTATTTGTACCTAAGGATAGACGTATAGTTGCAATAGTATCTGTCTCCTCATCAATTGTACCTGTTACAAATTGTAATCCATCAACGACCTGAGAATCAGACACCTCAGTTTTAGTACCATCTGCATCATAAATGTACCAATCTACTGACCCAATAGTATCATTACCCGCAAGAGTAGAACTACTAAGAAAACGAGACCAGTCAATGCTATAGTCCAACAACTCATCTTTATCTTTGTCAGGCCACTTATACGACATGCTTAACCCTCGTTCTTTAATATATAAACTGTTCTGTTTTCTTCTGTTATATGCACAGTTCTATTTCTTTCGTAACCTACTAAGTAGGTAGTCCTGGCTCTATTGTAGTCATTAGAAAAATTTTGGTATGGAAACTTTACAGCAGTAGGATCTGCTAGGCTATTATAAATATTAGCTAGTGTACCAGAGAAAGTAGCAGTAGCTTGTCCGTAACCTTCTAATGTAGAAATGCTAAAGATAGCAGATGTACTACCTGTAGTTATATTAGATTGGGCTGAGAAATCAACACTTGCTACGCTTGTTACAGATACAGCAGGAGGCATAAACGCTGTAGCTTGTGCGTCCTCATCAGCAAAGTCACCAATGTAAATAGTAAGGAAAGCAGTAGCACTAGAAGGCGTTACATTAGCCCTACCTATTACATCAGCAAAGTCATTTACTACAGTACTGCTGCTAGTACCTACTGTAGTAATATTTGCTTGTGCATCTACATCACCAAAGTCACTAGCTATACCTGTTACGAAAGCACCTGTGATTGTTATGTTTGCTATGCCTTGATAGTCCAACGTACTTGCTGTAAAGGTAGCCGTAACAGGGGGCTGTGTTATATTGGCTGCACCGTTAGATACAACATCATTAATACTGGTAGTAGATAGTAATCCTACAATAGCAGTAGATGCTTGAGCGTCAAACAGTATAGTATTAGCACCAACTGCTGAAACATTAGGTAACGTAAAGAATGCTTTGGCATCAAAGAGCAGTCCACCTGCAGTAGACTGACCTAAAGAAGAACTCAAAAAAGCTAAGGCCTGTACAGACGTAACTGACTGTGAAAGAGTTGTTTCTGAAAATGCTGCAAAGCCTAGCATTATAAGTCCTTATTCTGGTTTAGTGGGCCAATCTTCATCGTTTAAGTTGGGCCAGTTTGTATGAGTAGGAATATCTCTTAAAGCTTGCCTATAAGCAATTTGATCATCTGTCATAGTAAGATCACTAGAAGCCCACCAATCCGTATCACGTAACCTATCATCTCTGTTTCCTCTAGCAAACATTATAGTATCTTCGATAGGTAGACTATGATAATTATTCATTTCCGCCTCAGTTAGCGTTTCAAGAATAGTTACTTCGTCAGTTCTATGATTAGTTTCAACTAAATCATATTTTCCATCATCACGAAGCACAAAGACTGAGGAGCTTGCCATAGTTAATTTCCTTTTACTAGCTTATTTATTACTACGGTTGACCAGCAAGGGCATACGCAGTTACACTTATTTTTATTGGTACACTTGCTTTAAATACTATACCACCAACTGTAGTATTATCTAGAGTCCTTTGAGCAGTTTGCCAAAACGATCTTATTCCAGGAAGATAAGTATACCCCACACACTCACTGTGAAAATGCATTCTTTGATAAGGGGTAGATGTACCATTTTCTCTTAGATCTAAATAAATAGTAAATGGAAATTGCCTATTAGAAGTGATTTGATAACGATTCATATAGATATCATACGCTGTACTCCAGCCATAAGTGCTGGTAGTACCTGAACTTTCAAGTCTAACAGTACTCCCAGTAGAGGTGTATGAACTGCTTAGGTTGGTTGTATTTCTAATTGTATAACGAAAATATTGAGCTGTGTTACTTGTGTGGGACATTGTACCATTAATTACAACCAATCCCTTTTGATTCGAGCCATTTTGATCATGATATAAATTTAGCATGGCTTCAGTTACGGTGCCAGTACCACTATCAAAATCATCTATAACGCTTTCCATCCCATTAGAGGTGTATATTGTTCCGCCCATTAGGTGCTCCTCTAGTTACTACCATACTCTATCAGTCTCTCTAGTTACTTCATACGCCTTAACTTCACCTTTAAAGCCACCATACTGATTAGTAAATTCTAGACTAGTTATAAGATAAGATATAGAACCTCCTCCTGTTGATCCTGCATTAAACATAGTTTGTTGCATAGTAGATCCTGTATATGACAGAACTCTAAGTTGAATATGCGTAGAGTTATAAACAGTACCGCCTGGATTTTGCGGTTGATTCTTATGTATAAACCCCGTAAAGGTTATACCATGAGTGTTAGTTTTTACAAAACGGTCAGCATAATTTATATAAGTATTAGTTCCAAAACTGTTTGAAGAATTGTCAAGACTCTGATCAGAGTATGCGTTGTA